CCTGTTTGTTGATACTATCGTGATGTCCGTACTCACATGGTAGTTTTCACCACCGTGCTAATCCTCTATAGGAAGCGTACGGACTGTGTCTGCCTTGGCAGTCACATAACAGGGGTCCACCCTCGATCAAGCACGAAGCGTCGAGAGGCGCTTCTGTCTGGACTCGAGGCTCTACCTGTTCGCTCTAGCGAGCAAACAGACTCCAACACATGGTTCCAACCATGCTCCTTGAGTTTATTCTCTTGGGGTTGGAGACGCCATACACGATTACTAAACAACTGGAAGCGAGGGTGCCAATAGGCATCCGCCCAAACCAAGCTGTCTAATGTAACGTACTCAGCCAAACCGCCATGCTCAGGATTATTGGTTAAACCAATTCTCCTAGGCCGAGCGGCAAGCCACCGTTGTAACCTTCGAGACCAGTATTTAGCTGGCTTCGGGGGATTGTAACGATGGTTAAACCGAGTATGCAGTGTATGATATGTAGAACGGGCAGCCTCCTCATATCCGGCAATGCGTAAACGCATAGCAAGGTCTGAGAGAGACTGCAGTCCAGTAACATGTTCGGCATCTAGCGTAGTCTTCCAGCGGAGAGGAGTGACGTTGACACCGTTAAAGGCATCAATTCCACAAGACTCACGGAAGGCTCCTCGCCAAAAGGATTTTGTCCTATTGACGAGCAAACCGAATGATTCGAGATCGTCTATGACGAACTCAGCACACTCGGTAGGGACTATAATGTCATCACCGAACACGAATACAGCACCGGGTTGATGAAACCCACGGCACTGTAATGATGCTACACATATGGCCCAGAATACTAAACTCTGAACAGGAAACGTTGTTGCGTTCCCCATGGGAGCGTAGCAATTTAGATCCGACCGAACATTGGCATAACTGCCTACTTTCGGTATCAGAACTTTCTGTGCCCGACAACATCCGAAATACTTATACTTATCCCCAAAAAGGATCTGTACAAGCGGTTCAGATATACGGTCAGAAGCCTCCTTCATATCGAGCGTGGCATAACGCCGCGACCGTGATGATAGGAGAGCAATCTTTCCGTTTACCGACTGATCGTCGAAATGGATGTGGCCTTGCGGCCACGGACCAAAACAACGACGATGGGACGAGATAGCTCGTTCCAGCTGACGCCGTAACCCTTGCTGAAGCCAAATAGCCTCAGCTGGGTGAACGCATATTAGACGAGGCCCACGACTGTCCTTTGGGACAGCAATAAGCTTCGCTTCTATGAGCTCATCATAATCCAGTTCCGAATGTTCGAAGCTATGGTCCATATTAAAATATAGACTATAGTAATCTGCATACGGATATAGGTACTCTATCGTAGAGTACCTTTTCTGCCACTTCTCTTTAGAAGTGGTAACTGCACCGGGGCCATGAGAAGGCGATAAAGCTTTCTCATTAAACCGATACAGCACAGACTGGCAGTGGCGACGAGCGCTGTCGAGCAAGCGAGGAGACTGCCCAGATAGGGAGCCTCCAAACCGCCCAACAGTATAATTAACTTCCAAGAAGGCCTTGAAGGCTTTTTCGGTAGTTTCATTGTCATGTGTAACTTCGGCTTTATAGCAGAACAGCAAAAGCTGTCGAAGATATCGCAGTTGAACTGGATCTATAAAAGATCCAGCTGCGAGTCTCCTCAACCATACCGGAAACATATCTAGAGCGGGTTCACACCCGTTTTCGATACAATCTAATATGTGCTTTTCTAGCTTGGGAGCCTCAGTTAGGCACCATTGCAAGCCCTCATAAGACCCTCGTATTTCAGAGAATCCAGAGAGACTAGCAATATCTGCTAGCAGGCTAACGTATGTGTGTTCTATAACATGCATATATATGGAGTACCACAAAGCCCGGCTGTGATTATAAATAATCACAGACGGATATTCCGACTGTGACTACTTTACAATCTAGTTCGAACAACAGAATAATCTCAATAGAGACTTATTTCTCGTTGTTCAGTACATTAACGATAAGATTCGCATCCGCAACAGCAGCCTTAAACGTAGCAATGACATTGTCAATCTGCGCTTGGGTAGCTGTCGACGGGACTGCGATGACGAAGTAAGCAGATGTAACAATACTCTGCAAACTAGCGTCGATATCGGTACGATCAATCCGCCCAGTATACCTCTTCCCAGCAACTTTCGTAGCTGAGTCGATGTAATCCTGCGATTTGATTATCAACTTATCCGGAGTATTGACTCCGCGAGCAGTTGATTGCCGTTCAGAGAGTTCCTTCAAATCGAAGGTCTTCTTGAACACGATTGTATTGAATGTCAAGTCGGCATTCATCTTAGTGGTATTTTATTGTTTGACTACGGCGCCTCCGTCTTTCGACGGATAGTGCCTAAGGCTTCTGCTATTGCACTTGCCGGGTTTCACATACGTGAGTTCTAAGAACTCAGCACATGTCCCGACAGGTACCTTCACAGAGACCTTGTTTACAGGGTCCCAGGCATACAATGTCTGGGTTGTTCGCGGACTCAATAGTGAGCCACTTACGCCCTGTATCTTGCTGGAATGAAGCGAAAGAAGACGTTTAAATTTCTTCTTCCGTTTTATGGAGTCGGCCCTCTTAGGCTTACCATGAACTTTCTCAGCGGAAACTACTTCACGTAGTACCGCTTTGATTTCATCTAAATAGCCCATCTGAATAAGTTGAAAAACTTTATTCATTTTGGCTAGGCTAGTTGCAGAGAGGCCGGTTATGCCAAACGCGGATATGAAATCCGCGCAAAGCTGACCGACCGTTAAGCCGACCTGTTTATCATTAGTAGACATATGTCTCCTATTGTATAGACCTATCATTCCAACACGCACTACGCGCGGCGTATTGGCCCTATACGGGCCAATTGCTGTGCGATCAAAGCTGCAGAAATTGCAGCTTGATTTTTTCCGAAGTGCGGCGACCAACGAACCAAAGACTGGCTCGCGGTCACGGGGATTCGCTCGTAGTGACTAAAGTCACATGAGCCTAGAGATCTGTCAAACGTAGTATTTCCATTGCAGGCAGAAGCCCGCTTGAAGAATACATCGGTTGCCAGTTTATAGGTAAAGGACCTTGTAAAGCTGATGACTTGGTACGGTTCAGACTGTACCACTTTATCAAGAGCATCAAGAGATCCTTTCAAATCAACAAACCAGTCAAGCACGAAAGAGAATGGAATTTTCTCCCATGCCAGCCTAGCAGGTGATGTTGCAAACCGACTCATGAATAAGTCAGCCTTCTGAAAGAAGGTCGTCATAAACGGAGTCACATTAGGTTTGACCACAAGTACATACCGAACCTCAGGTTGCTGCACAACGCGGCCCTGAGTCATCCAGACCGACACCACATAACCATTAATGGTTGTAGGTGCTGTTTCTGAATTGTCATAACCGCAAGAGGCGATAGCAAAACTGCTAAAGCGCTTGCTGTCATTAGCGGCATGTCGTTTCACATCGTTAACCAACTTCGGCATATAGCGATGGATAGCCTCAAAGTCTGAAAGTAGGGGTGCAACCCCGAACTTCCAGGCTAAGAAACTACCCGACGCAGTTTTCATCAACGGTCTAACCTTGTTCCACAATGGAACCTGCTTAACAGAGATATGAGGCAGCAGTTTGCTGGCCTCACTCACTGAGCGAAGGGTCGTGTTTTGACGCACGATCTTCGCTAGGGCAGGTAACGTTAGGGCAAGCGACTTAATCGATGGCCATATTTGGTTACCTTCAACTATGTCGAGAAGCACATCAGCTTTTAGCTGGCGGGCTTTCTCCAAGACTGCAGCCTTTAGCTGCGCCTCGTTGAAGGACGATGTATTAATCGACCAGTGTCTAGGGACTGAAACGTCATTCGACGTATCAAACGTGGTGAAGTAATCCACTCCAGAGGACGCGAAGTTGTACCAATAAGGTCCAGCTCCAGGGTCCGCAGAGGAACCGGCTTTACCACCTAAAACGCCAGGCCAGATATAGTCATTTAAGTCAGCAAATCCAGATATTAATCTGAATCGCTTTCTATGGATGACCTTATGGGCATGACCTTTACCTAGACTATCCGTTATGCGCTCAGTCATTTGATCGAGCGCAACATTATGTGCCGGAAACGACACATAAGCGGCTGTATGGGCTGACCCGTCGCAAGGCGTAAACTCCTCTAAAGGAGTGGCGCCAGGCCACGAGTGCCAGTTTTTGGTCAATGTTCTTGTTCTAGTTCTCATCTGAGATAAAGACCCTACGAG